GAGAAGTTATGAGGGTGCTGGCACTGTTTTACCCTACTCCAATTACTGTAAAACAAGTCAGGCTTGCACTGCTTGAATATGGTATAACAAATGGAGCTGATACATCTAAACATTTACAGTATCTACTTGATAAAAACTATATCATGGTAGATAAAGAATTTTCTGAAGATTTCAAAGAAGAACATGTGTTAAGACTAAGCCCTACCGGAATAGATTTAATAGAAGGTACTATAGAAGATGACGCTATATATCTGTAGTATGTAAAGGATGATATTATGGATAAAGAATATAAAAAGTACAGAAAGTACAATAAGATAGTATCTTTACCTGATGAAATTAAAAAAGAACTTGATATAATGCTATCAGACACAGCCAACACATATATGGACATATCTGAATGGCTAAAAGATAGAGGCTTTGACATAAGCAAGAGTACAGTAGGAAGATATGCTCTTGAAACGCATAAACTATCAACTAAACTGCTTGAGGCAAGGACACAGGTCAATGAACTTGTCAGGCTTGCAAAAGAAGATAAGGACAGTGAAAATATAACTGAAGGTGCTATGCAAATAGCGGCAGTAAAGTTGACAGAGAAGATAGCATATCTTGAAGAGGAAATAGAAAGTATGGATGCATCTGATGCCATAAAGTTGATAACTTCCATATCAAGGACTAAGGCATATAAGGATAAAATCTATGCAAAATTGAAGTCGGAGTATGAAGAAGCTTATAAAAACTTTAAAAATGCAATTAGTGAAGAGCTTAAAAACCATCCTGACTTACTTGAAAGGTTGATAAAGATAACAGACAATACTGTATCTAAGTTATAAAAAAATATTAATTAAAGCTGATTTTTCAATAGTTGCAAGATAGTAAAAAAGATAATTGAATAATTATCGCTTAGAGTAAAAGTATAAAATCAATTTTATGGCTATTAAAATCAATTCTAAGCAACTTTATATTTGATTAATACAAATTTACTATGGAAATTTTTTAAAGCTTTTTAAAGTGGGTTTAAAGCAAATTAAAGATAGATTAAATTTGGATAAAGATAAAAAAGAGTGTGAGGTGAGAAAAATTGGATCTGATAAGTGAGATAGTAGGTAAAAAAAATCTTAGTGAAGATGAAAAGATAAGGTTTAATAAACTTGAGCTTGGAAGAAACAATTTTTGGGAGTATGCTAAACTTATTGATCCTAAATTTTTCAATGAAAAAAGACAATACTTAAAAACAATTGCAAATGCCTTACAGTCATTTTATGAGAAAAAACTTATAAATCCTGACACACAAAAATCATATAGATTTTTTATTCTTAATCTACCGCCTGGAGGTGGAAAGTCATATACAATAGCAATGTTCATAACATGGGCATATGGAAAAGACATATACAACAAGGTAGTATCAATATCATATAATCAAATTCTTTCAAGCAGGTTTTCAAAGTCAGTGAGAGGAAAGATAGAGGATAGGTCTGAAAAAGGTAATTTAAATGATTTTTCTGTTATTGATTTTTTCCCTTTAGTAAAAATAAAGTATGGTGATTCTGCGACAAATGTATGGGCTCTTGAAAAAAGTGATATGTCCTATCTTGCATCTTCGTTTGACGGTACTCTTACAGGTATGAGGGGCAATATAGGAGTTATAGATGATCCGATTAAGTCAGCTACTGAAGCTGTAAATGAAAGGATAAAAGAAAGTCACTGGGATTTCTACAAAAATACTTTTAAGTCAAGGATGCTTGACGGAGCTATTGAAATAATAGTACAGACAAGATGGGCAACTGATGACCTTGCAGGTAAATTATTGTCAGAGAAAAAAGAACAATGTTATGAACTTTGTATAAAGGCTCTTGATGAAAACGGAAACAGTTTTTGCGAAGATTTGTACTCTACAGATGATTTGCTTGAGAAAAAAGCTACATTGGATGAAGAAATATGGCTTGCAAACTATATGCAACAGCCGATAGACAAAACAGGTGCATTATATGGCACATTTAAAACTTATGATGTTTATGATGAAGACAGTGTAAAAAGAAGGATTGCATATACTGATACAGCTGATGAAGGATCAGACTATTTATGTAGTATATGTGCAGATGAAATAGATGGATATGCGTATATAACGGATATTTACTATACTCAAGATTCAATGGAAGTTACTGAAAAAGAAGTAGCACGAAGATATACAGTTTACGGAACGAGAGAGGCTTTAATAGAAAGTAACAACGGTGGTCGAGGGTTTGCAAGAAATGTGATAAATTTTCTGAAATCACTTTTTAAAAACAAAAAATGTATAGTCACTTGGTTTCATCAAAGCAAGAATAAAAAGACGAGAATTATTGTAAATTCATCAAATGTGATGGAACAGGTAATAATGCCTGAAGGATGGGAGAAAAAATATCCTGAATTTGCAACGGCTATTAAGAAATATCAAAGAAAAGGTAAAAATGAACATGATGACGCAGAAGATGCTCTCACAGGTCTTGTGGAATTTATAAACGGTGATGTAAAAGGCAAGAAGAAAATGAAATTACTTAGCAAGAAATTGCTTGGATTATAGGGGGTGATGTATTGATAAAGCTATCAGAGTTTGAAGTAAACAGTAAGAATATAGCTAAAATAATAGCAAAATTTAAAAACAGTGAACTTGATCGTCTCAATACATTACACGACTACTATAATGCAAACAATGATATATTAAAAAAATCGAGTAACAACAGTAAGGTGAATAACAAGCTTGCATCTGCTTATGCAAAATATGTAGTAAAACTACAAACAGGATATTTCATGGGTGTTCCGGTTAAGTCAAAGTCATCAGATGATGAGTATTTAGAAGAATACAAAAAAATACTTGATGACAACTTTTATACTGATGTAAATTTTGAATTGGCTAAGTCTGCAGCGATATTTGGTTATGCGTGTGAACTTATTTATCAAAATGAAGATGCAATAACAAAGTTTAAGAAACTTGATCCACGTGAGACTATACTCGTATTTGGCACAAGTATGAGAGAGTTTTTGCTTTGTGGAATAAGATATTACAAGACTACAGATTTGGACAATAATATAACTGAAATTGCTGAAGTATATACTACAGATGGTATACAGTATTTTTCAAAAAATAAAAATCAAAATGAATTTGTTGAAGATATTGATAAAATGCAACTCAATCGCTTTGATGATATTCCAATCATTGTGTACAAAAACAATGACGAGATGAAATCAGATTTTGAAGATATATTATCTCTTAATGATGCTTATGACACTTCACAGTCCAACACTGCTAACGATGTTGACTATTTCAACGACGCATATATGGTGATAAGCGGAAATAACGGTATTGAAGATGACGAAGAAGATGAAAACGGAAATGGCAAAACTTCAACTGCTGAGAAGATGAAGAAAAATAGAATGTTATTTTTTCCGGACGGTGGAGATGCAAAGTTTTTAATTAAAGAAATCAATGACTCAGCTACAGAAAACTATAAAAAAAGGCTGAATAATGACATTCACAAGTTTTCTATGACACCTGATTTGGCAGATGAAAAATTTGCCGGAAATCTTTCAGGTATAGCTATAAAGTTTAAAACTATTCCACTTGAAGAAAATGCAACTGAAAAAGAAAACAAGTTCCGGGTAGGTCTTAGAAAAAGATGTGAACTTATCACATATATGCTGAACACTAAGAAAAATAAGGATTATAACTATCTTGATATAACTGAAGAATTTACAAGGAACTTGCCTGTAAATGAAATGGAAATAACAAATATGATATTGTCATTATCAAATGTTGTATCAAGACGAACATTGTTAGAGTTATTGCCACAGATAAACAATGTGGATGAAGAGTTAAAAAGGTTGGAAGAAGAAAAAGACGAGTATGAACTAAGAGATTTTGAGATTAACAAAGATTATACACAATCCCCCTAAAATAATATTATAAAGGCACTTGATACATATCAGGTGCTTTTATAATGCAACAAATATGGAGTAATACGATGTGAATACTAAAGAATATTTTGAAAAAAGAGCTTTGCAGACGGAAAAAAATAGCAAAGATAGAGGTGAAAAGTATCTTGATGAACTAAAAAAGTCTTATGAAGATATTGAAAAACAGATACAAAATGATATTTCAAAATGGCATAAAAAGTATGCTGATACAGATGAAAGCATAAGTAATATTAATGCAAGAAAGCCGTTGAAACATGAAGAATTAAAAGAGTATTTGGAAAATATCAAGAATAAGATTGAAAATAGTAATTTAAGTGATGAGGATAAACAAGAATTAAAGCAAGGCTATTTATCTTCAAAACTTAACAGGCTTGAAAGCTTGTTAAAACAAACAGAGCTTAACTTAAAGATACTGACAAAAAATTATGAAAATTCATCAAAAGAACATTTAGCAGAAAATTATAAACAGTCATATAGTGAAGCTGCACATAGCTTATATGACTGCCCTACTGTCAATTTTGATTTGTCTTTTGATAGATTTGACAATAGAGCTATCGAGAATATAGTAAATGCAAAGTGGAGTAATAAGGACTTCTCTGAACGAATATGGGGACATTATTCCAATATGGCAAGTGATCTGCAAGGAATATTAAATGTCGGAATTGCTCTTGGTTACTCTGTAGACAAGATGAGTAGGCAGGTAAAAGATAGGATGGATGTCAATTTTTCAAATGCAAAAAGGCTGATAAGGACTGAGAGTAATTATATTTTGTCTGAAGCTACACAACGATTATATGAAAATGTAGGTCTTGAAAAATATCAATTTTTGGCAACACTGGACTTTAGAACAAGTGAAATATGTCAAAGTCTTGATGGTAAAGTGTTTGAAGTGAGCAAAAGACAAGTCGGACTAAATTGTAATCCAATGCATCCTAACTGTAGAAGTACCACAATACCGTATTTGGAAGAATACCAAGACGAAGGTGATACAAGACTTGCAAGAGATATGGACGAAAAAAACTACAAGGTGTCTGCAAATATGGACTACAAAGCTTGGTATGAGTCAATGAGTGAAAAGGAAAAAGATAAGTACAAGATAAACAGAAAGATGATGCTAAACAGGAGTAATGATGAAAAGGAATATGGAATGTACAAAGCAGTATTGCAAGACAATGCACCGAAGAGCCTTGAAGAATTCCAAAAATTGAAGTATAATAACAATGGTAAGTGGGAAGAATTAAAGCTAAGTTACAAAGATAAAAAACTGCAAAATGATATAAGGAATAATTATAATTTGCAGATAAATCAAGGAAGTCAAGACAAACATATATTAGGTACCAACAATTACAAAACGGAACTTGAAAACGGAAGAAAAAAGAGCTATCTGCTTGATAATATTGACCCTCAAGAACTTGTAAATAAATATGCTGGTACAGGCAAGATAAAAAGAAACAGAAACGGCAAATGGACAAATAAAGAATTTGTTGAACATACTGAAAATATCGGGTATTTTGTAGATATAGAAACAGGGAAAGAAATACCTACTAACAGATTTACAATACACTATAGCAAGAAAAAAGGTACACATATAGTACCTTCTAAACCTAAAAAGGAGTGATAAATATGGTCAGTACAAAAGAAATGAAAGAGGCTGAAGGTAAAAATATAAATATAAAATTTATTGACGGAGAAATATGGGAAAAAAGACACTGTGATTCCTATCAATGGGATGAAGATGAGAGTGAAGAACTTATGCTTGAATTAGGTAATTTCTTGATAAAACAATCAGAAATAGAAAGTATAGAAATATTGGATTAGATGAGAAAATTAGATATTTGGGGAGTGAGAATATGGCAAAAGATGACTATTTTGTTATAGTGTTGTATATACTGTCATATTTATATAAATGTCTTAAAAGTGGAAGTACTGTAGACGAGGAAATATTGTTATTACAAAGATACCCTGAAAATATAGAAGAAAGTTATATAATGTATATATATGACAATCTATATAAGGAAAGATATATTGATGGAATTGTAATAAAAAAGAGATCTATGATTGGGACTAATAAAATACAAATCGTAGTATCAAACTTGAAAAACACATGTATTACTCCAAAGGGCATAGAGTATCTGCAAGAAAACAGTGTGCTAAACAAGATAAAAGATACTGTAAAAGACATTAAAGATATGATACCTTTCATATAGTCAATTAAGCACTTAACGTGAGTTAGGTGCTTTTATAATGCAATAAAATATACTTTGTTAATTGAGCATCTGTCATAGTGACAGGTGCTTTTATAATACAAAAATTTTAGATAAGGAGAAATAAAAGATGAATTTCAGAAAACTTAATCTACAGTTATTTGCAGCGGATAACGGAGCAGGTGGCAATTCGCAAGGTGCGGATACATCTGCAAATACAGGACAAGACAGTAATGCCGGAGATAATCAAAGTGCTAATATAGACGGCGGAACAAAAACATATACTGCAGATGATATTTCAAAGTTGAAAGAAGAGTGGACAAAGGAGCAGGAAAGCAGCTACCAGTCTAAACTTAAAGAAGATATAGCAAAGGCTATTGAAGAAGAAAAAAGACTGTCAAAGCTGAGTAAAGACGAAAAAGATGCTGAAGAAAAGCAAAAACTACTTAGCAGAATTGAAAGTCTTGAAAAAGAAAAACAACTTGGAATACTCAAAGAAAAGGCTTTAAATGCACTATCTGAGCAAAAGTTGCCTAACTCATTTTTGAGTTTTGTTATTGGAGCGGATGAAAAAGCTACTCTTGATAATATTTCAGCTATAAAATCAGCGTTTGACTCAGCTGTACAAAGTCAAGTAGAAGAAAGATTAAAAGGCAAGACGCCAACTGTAGGTAATGCAACACAAATTGATGATATTCAAAGTGAATTTGAAAAAGCACTTGGACTATAAAAATAAAAAGGAGAGATGAGAAATGGCTATAAACAAAATAGAATACTCAAAGAAATTTCAACAAAGCTTGGATAAACTAATGCTTGTAGGCTCTACAAGCGGTTGGATGCAGGATAATGCAAAAGATATACAATATGACGGCGGTGATGAGGTAAAGATACCGTCAATAATAATGCAAGGTCTTGCAAACTATGACAGAGATAACGGTTTTGTTCGTGGTTCAGTAACGTTAAAATACCAAACTATGAAGATGACTCAAGATAGAGGAAGAACATTTTCTCTTGATTCTGTTGACGTAAATGAGTCAAATTTCATAGCAACTGCTGGTAATGTG